GACGGACCTGTACATGGCGGACCTGCGCCAGGCGGACCTGACCGACGCGACAACCGACGGGAGCGACACATGAAAATCAAAAAGGACGGCACAATCCACGACACCGTAACGGGCTATGATTTCACAGCCGACGAACCGCTTGGCCGAAAAGCAGCCATCCGGGCTAAATGCCTAGAGTGCCAGGGCGGCAACGCGGCCGAGGTGCGCCGGTGTACCACCATAGATTGCACGTTGTGGCCGTGGCGCATTGGGGGGTTGACGGATGGCAGGGGAGAGCCCGTTAAGAGCCCAGCACGCGTAGCTAGGGGAGGCCCACGTCGTGAGCGGGCGAATAAACAGGCGACAGAGGGGGAGTGATGGCAGAACAGACGGCGATTGAGCAGGTTGTTGCCATGCATCCGGCATGTTCGACGTGCGGCGAGCCGTTCAACCCGGTTGACGAACACGGCAACACGGCCACCGAAGAGCAGTGCGCGACAATGCTCGAAATATACGAGCGCATGCCTGCTATCAGGCGTATGTTGACTGCGCAAGTGCGTTACAGGTGCCAGCGGTGTCAGGATGAGTGGGAGGACCAAAAAAGCCCGCGTGTGCTGAAAGAACGGGCGGATAATGTCCGCTCAGAGTGCATATCAAACAGGACCATTGGACGCCAGATGCTCTGTGAGACGTTCAAAAACTCTAGGCCAGACATTGAGGCGCACAACACCAAAGAATGGCAGTGGGGGCGCTCCTGGACGCCTGAGCAGCCTTGCGCGTGGATTGAGGGGCTGAAAGGCACAGGGAAAACGTATTTGGCGCACGCGATCCTGAACAAATGCATGGATTCCGGTGTGTCTGCTGGGAAAATTAAGTGCGTGGCGTTCACGGGTAGCCTTGGATTTGAATATCAAGCCATGCTAAAACCGTTTAAAACCGTTGGCGTATTGTTGCTCGACGACATAGACAAGACCGATATGAAGCCGCGCGGATTATGCGCGCTGTTTGAGCTTATCGATGCAAGGTGTGACAATAATCTGCCAACGATCACGACGGCGAATTGCTCAGGGAAACTCGTAATGGGCGACATTGCACAAGTGCGCGGCCAGGCGTTTGCCGAGGCAATGCTTGACCGCCTGCACGGGATCGGCGGTATGTGCGCTGGTGCGCATGTATTGACCGGCACATCGATTCGGCGCGAAAGCGAACCTGACCAAACCGATATGGGCGGAGGATGGGAACATTGAAAGCGCCATTACGCATCCCAACGGCGGGTCCGGGTATGTTGTGGGGATTGGGGGCGGGTGACGGGGCCAACAGTAACTGAGCGGAGGTAACTGACATGAGAATCAAAAATAACACCATGTGGGCGATAACATTGGCGCGAAGTAGTACGAGTGATAGGTGTATCAACCCGTACATGATTCGCGCCAATCGTAGCGAGGCAATCACTGACGGGCTCGAATTGGTAAGCTCGTTTGATGACGACTGGGTTGGTGGACGGTGTTTGCATATTGGAACGTTTGCGACACGCGCTAAGAATTGGGAAGCAATGAAACGGTTAGGGTTTAGGTGTGAGCGGATAACGATGGCACTCGACAATGAGGAGAGCGAATAATGCACACAGGATCAATCAGCAACACGAAAACGAAACCGGGCGCGCTGTACTGGTATCTAAACGAATACCGGGGCGAATGGTTTAGCGGCTGGGAGTTGGCGGCGCTAATACAAAGTCGCTGTCTGAGCACGTATATCTCCGCTATACGTCAGCAGGTTGGCGCGGAGATGGAACACGAGACGCGCGGCATGAATCACTTTTACAGGTTAGCGACGGAGGTGGGCGAATGAAGGTAGGCGATCTGATTATAGCGCGCGGTACTGGCGGATATTTTCCGCTAAAAGAATTGTGTCTTGTCGAGAAAATAACACCGAGGCAATTCTGCGTTACCGCCGTCGAGCACAAATGCAACGAGAAGACCTCGAATGTGATTCAGGGTGTCCTTGGTCCCAGGAGGGTGATAAATAAAGGGGATGTGCTTTTTGCCGACGTGACTCCGGAACAGTTCGCGGCGGTGGTGGCCGTGTATGAGAAGCACAAGCGCGAGTTAGACAGGCTTACCCAGTCGATGCAGGGTGCCCGTGACGCAGAAATAGCTAAGGTTATGGAGGTGGACGGATGAACGATGACGAGGATGCAATAAAGGCCATGAGGGTCGCCGAGGATGCGCTTGACGAGTCCGACTTGGCGTGTTTGCCGGAGACGGGCCTAGACGCATTCCGTGCGGCGCGTGATGATGTGTGCGCGAAAATCAAGCAACTGGAGGGCGAGTGATGGAATACACACCGGAAGACCTGAAACGCAAAACGTGCCCGATATGTGGGGCGGGGCTGAGCAGTTATTATGATGATGACACATGGATTATAGGTTGGGAGTGCGGGTTGGTGTTGGTTGAAGGCGATGACGGGCAAGTGTACGTTGACGCAAACTGTACCAACGCCACGTGCATCCTGGAATACATGCTAGCAAAATTGGAACCGGAATGCGCTTGTGTTGCGGACACTCAGACGGTGCAAGCATGGAGAGAACAACGCCCGAACGCCATAATCAACGACAGGGAGATGCAGGAGATTGCCAATCGCCGGGATGCGACAACTGCTGCGCTGAAGTTATGGCGCGGCGGCTGAAGGCTGTGGAAGGCACGCTGGCTTACACGCGCTCGGAAGCAATTCGACTGCTGATTAGTGCTGAACCTGTCTATTATGCGGCTCCAACAGCAAAAGAGCGCAAAGCACAGTGGGAGCAAATCAAGCATGTGCGGTCCCCTGAGAAGCAGCTACGTACTGTGCGTTTGCACGTCACGATGGAGGTGGCTGGTGAGTAGCACGACGACGACACGCGACGCGGAATAACGAACCACGTGCTATAATGAAATTGAAAAATGGAGGATTAAAAAGATGAAACCTAAGAAGTTTACTGTGGCAAAGATGGCGCAGGCGTTGCGAAACTGTAACGGGCTGAAGTCGCAAGCAGCACGTGCCCTTGGTTGCTCTTGTCAAACTGTCTGCAACTACATCAACGACAATGACGAGTTAAGCGAGGTGTACGAGGAAGTGCTGGGCGCGAACGTTGACAACGCCGAAAGCCAGTTACGCGCGCTGATTGACGAACGCAACCCCACGGCGATCATCTTCTTTCTCAAGTGCAAAGGGGGGTATGTTGAACGTCACGGCCACGAGGTATCAGGTCCGAACGGCGGTCCTGTCCGTGTCCAGTCGATTGAGGAACTGACCGACGAACAGTTGGCAACCATCGCGTTGCGAGCGGAGGAGGGCGAATGACGCACACGGAACCAGACTACGAATTCAACTACTTCACGAACGACGCCCACCGCGCCCAGGTTAAAGAAGCTATTGATAGCGCTGTGGCTCTTCTCCCATGGTGGGTTCGGCGCGTCATCGTACAGGACCAAGGGCTGAACGGCGACGCGGCAATGAGTGTCTCCGTTCAGCCAAACTACCGCCATATTGTATTGAGCGTTTATCCGGGCTTCTACGACTCTACCGAACAAGAACGGGCTAGGTACGTGCGCCACGAGTTGTGCCACGTCCTTTTGGCCCCGTTGACCGAGTGGGTTAGGGAGCGCCTCATCGCTCCACTAGAATATGCTGAGCCACGGTTGTACGAGTACCTACAACAGGAATTCATCGCACGGTTGGAGTGCGTCACAGAGGATCTGGCAATCGGGAGGGTGGCGAAATGAACCGAGTGCACCGCGAGCTTGAACCGAAGATACGCGAGCTCAAGGAAGCGTTGGGCGAATTGGCCCAAGAGTGGGATTACGATGTGTCAAAACCTATGCCGTCTGTGTAAGTGGACCCTTAGGAGGTGAACGCAACCGCCACTAAACCGAACGTAGCAGCCCGCCTGTTTGAGGACAGGAAACTTGCGCGGGTTGATCTGCTAGCGTTCATGAAGCGTGTATGGTGGATGCCTGGACCTTTACAGATCGGAGTACATACGCGAGCCATTGCCAACCGGTTGACCCGTGCCGTGGACGACTACCGGCAAGGCAAGAGCACGTTCCTCATTATCCAAGTGCCGTTTCGTCATGGCAAAAGCGACATGGTATCCCGCGCGCTCCCTGCATGGTTTCTGGGCAGGTGTCACGACCTTGGGCCAGACGTGATCATGACCGGGTATGGTGCGCTGTTGGTCGAATCGTTTTCCCGCCGTGTCAAAGCTATCATAGGCGACGAACGGTATCAGATGGTGTTTCCAAAGACTCAGGTGTCTGCTACCAAAAGCGCAGTCGGTCAGTGGGCCGTAGCGGACAGTCCCGGCGAAGTGGTGGCTACCGGGCTTGGGGGGTCAATTACGGGCCGTGGCGGCAACCTGATTGTGATTGACGACTATTGCAAACGCCGTGAGGAAGCGGAGTCGGAAGCTTACCGGCGCCATATGTGGGACGCGTTTACGAACGAGGTCATGACCCGGCGCGCGCCTGCGTCCGTCGTAGTGGTCTGTGCAACCCCGTGGCATGTGGACGACGTGAACGGACGTATCCGCAAAGAGATGACGGATAACCCGTCGTTTCCCCGGTTCGAGTTCATGACGTTTCCGGCTGAATCAAAAGAGTACGAGTCGGGCTACCTGTTCCCGGAACGGTTCGAGCCTGATTGGTACAAGACGCAACGGGCCACACTTGGAGCGTATAGCGCGGCCGGCCTCCTAGATTGTGAACCGACAGTAAGGGGCGGTAACCTGTTTGAGGTCGAGTCGGTACAGTGGCACGATGACGCCAAAGACTTCCCAGATTGTCGGTATGGTAGATTCTGGGATCTGGCGTCGAGCACAAAAGAACGCGCCAAGGATGACCCGGACTACACAGCTGGCGTGTTGCTGGGCGTGGTGAAGCAAGAGGGTGGCGCATACGAGGTGTGGGTCAAAGATGTGGTGGCTATGCAGGCGGAAGCCCCCGCACGCGATAGGCGTATCCGTGCCACAGCCGACACGGACGGGTCAACCGTGGCCGTGTACGTGGAGAGCGTGGCCGGGTACAAGGACGCCTATACAGGTTTGGCGCACGTCTTGCGCGGCCAACGGCGTGTCGAGAAAGTCATTGTCCACGGCGACAAGGTAGTACGCGCGTCACCGTTAGAGCCGGTGTTTGAGTCCGGCAATGTCCACTGTCTACGCGGCAACTGGAACGCCTTGTTCATGGGCCAGTTTAGTGATTTTCCGAGTGGCAAGCACGACGATGTTGTAGATGCTGTCTCGGGGGCGTACAATGCCCTTGTGCGGTTGCTGAATCGCGGACGGATAATTGCACACTGATACGCGAAAGGATATTGAGTTATGGCAGAAAACACAGACGTTAAGTTGTGCCTAGACGCGCTGGCCGCGAAAAAGAACGAGCGCGCGAAACGATGGAACTACTACGATGGAGAGCATCCGCTCGTATATGCCAGCGACAAGCTAAACCAAGTATTCCGGCAGCAGGTTGTATTTGTCCAGAATTGGTGCGAGGTCATTGTAAACGCTACCCTGGACCGGCTCAAGTTCCGCGCGTTTGATTGCGGCACGAACAACGTGGCCAAAGAGACGCTAGAAAAGATGTGGCGGAACACGTTGCGCAAACAGGCTCAGAATGTCCATAAGGCCGTTGCAGTGACCGGCGAAGGGTATGTGATAGCGTGGCCAGACAAAGAGACCAGTAAACCACAAGCGTTCTACCACGACCCGCGGACGGCCCATGTGCTGTATGAGGACGATGACCCCACGAAAAAGCGTGTAGGGTGCAAACTCTGGGTAAGAAAGAACGAACAGGGGAAGAATTTCCGGTTCTTGAACCTGTACTACACGGACCGCATCGAACATTATGTCGGCACGAGCACGAGCACGAATGGTATCACGATTGGCGGTGAGGGTGCGTCTAAATTCAAGCTTATTGGGAATGGTGTCGAGATGCACCAACACAACATCATCCCGGTGTTCCATTTCCGGCGCGATGACCGGGCGGTGGTTGGTGAGCTAAGCCTAGGCATTTTGCGGATTCAAGATTCCGTCAACAAGCTGCTGACCGACATGATGGTATCTAGCGAATACGGCGCATATGTACAACGATGGGCCATTGGCGCGTTCACAAAAGATAGCGTGATCCCTACCGGACCGAGCACGTTTACTGAGTTTCCACCAGCGGCCCCCGGAGAGCAGGACACAAGCACTGGCGCGTATCCTACCACTCCGCCGTCAAACTATTTGCAGCCAATGGAGCAGCTGGCATATTCGTTGGCTATTCTGTCACGGACGCCAAAACACTACTTCCTGGGCCGGGGCGGTGTGCCAAGCGGTGAAGCACTGCTGGCAATGGAAGCGCCATTGGTGCACAAGGTGGAATGTTACCAGGAATCGCTAGGCGATACGTGGGTTGAGGTTGCTGCGTTTATGGCGCGCATTTCTGGCGTCCAGTGTCAGGCAGAAGATCTTAAAATGTTGTGGGCTGCGGCTGGCACTGTTCAACCTCGAACAGCCGCTGAGATCATGAAGTTGCGGACAGAAGCTGGCATCCCGGTAGAGCTTATTCTGGAAGAAGAAGGATGGAGCCA